CATTGTTTACGCTATATGATGAAATAGTTTGATTTGTACAGAATATTTTATCTCTAAATATTAATTCACTTCCTGCTTTTATTTCAAGGGTGTACATTGTGTCCTCTACTAAAGTAAAAGTGTTTGTATATTGATAATAATATTCAACTTCTGCAAAAGTTGTAGCGGTGCTACTAAATACTTCTGTATTGGTTGATTCGTTTTTTATTTTGATAGTGTACGTTGTTCCACTCACGTATGAACGTGGAATAAAACTAAATGTTTGGTCGCTATCTGATGTTTGAAGTACAATCATATATATACAATAAATCTTTATGATTTTTGTTAAATATAAAGCAAAAAAAAAGAGCAAACCAGCTATAACTGAATTTGCCCTTTAGTGATAAAATTTCTGAGGTCTTATCACTTCAAAAGTAATATTTATTTTTGATATACCAAACATTTTTACAAAAAAAAAGAGGGCAATAAAGCCCCCTCTTTAACACAAACAGATTTGTTTAAGCGTTTGTTCCTTCTGTAACCGTTACAGTAGCACTTGTCATACCTGCGTATGGGTCTGCTGCCGTTGGACTAGCTACAAAGTTAGCTGGTTTCAATTCTTGGGCATTAAATGTCAAAGTATATCCTGACAAATCTCCCATTGCTGCTCCAGTAGCTATGCTTCCTCCTGTTACCTCTGCACCGTGTTCTAATCCCATAACGAATACATTTCCGTTATAGTCCTCAACCGCTACGTGTGGTCTTCCATAAGCAAGAAGTTTAATCTCCTTGTTATCTTCTTTAGACAATTTTTTAAATGTAATATTTAAAGTTTGGTCAAAGAAAGTAGTTCCGTTTTCACGGCTAGAAGTTACAGCTTGTTCAAAGCTGCTATTTCCCTTTAGTTCATATTTGTATGCAGTAAAAGTTCCTGACATATCAGTAATCTCATCGTCCGTTTGAGTTACAGTTCCGAAATCTCCGAAATCTGTAAAATAAACAGCACGTAGACCACCTACAACGTCTTTGCAAGGTTCTTTTCTACCTCTAGTTAAATCACAAGCCATATTGTTTTGTATTAAAAAAGGGTAGGCAGATATAAAACCACCTACCCTCTTTGATTATTAATTATTGAGTCTTAGTTGGCAGAGTTTGTAATCCCGTAGGTAACAATATCTTCTGCAATTCCGTACTGTACTCCTGCGGTAAATCGCATTACTACACGTACATTGTCAGAACCATCAAGGTCAGACATATCTAAAACTTTCACTTCGTTGTGGTCAGCTAGTAATCCAGTTCCAAAGAAGATGTTGCTTTTTTCAGCTGCGATAGCTGTGTTATCTCCAAGTCCGTTAGCAACAAACAATTTAACACCATCAAAAGAAAGTGAACCGTTGTTCCACCATTGAGTTCCCATTGAGTTTGTACCTGCATTTGAAGTCGCAGCCACAGAAAATCCACCCAAAGCACGCACGTATGCACGAGCAATGTTTTGAGAAACGTAAACATTTAAGTCTTCGCTTCCGTAAAGAGCAGAAGGGATAGCATCAACGATTTTTCCTAGTTCAGTAATTACATTAGATGATGTAACGGTTGCTCCTGCAACTTCTTGTGCTGCTGGTAAAGCTGCATCCGCTGCAATCAAAGTAGAGATTCCATCAAACTGTCCGTTAGTTGAAGTATCCCCAGTCCAAATAGAGTTTTCTGTTCTTTGAGCAACTTTAGCCGCAACGTGTGCAATTAAGAAGTCAGAGAAAGAACTTGGTAAATCGTGGTGTGCAGAATATCCCATTGAGATAGCTTCCCAATCAGATACAAAGTCTTTCTTACATAATTGTAAGTTCACTTGCTGAAATTCTGGTTGTAGAACTCTTTCAGTAAGTGTAATTGTAGAAGTTGCATCAAAATCACAAGAAGCATCTTTTACTAAATCATTAGTAGATACTTTCTTAATTACTTCTTTGAACTTTACGTTTGGTTTTACAGTAATTCCACCGTTCTCGATAGTAGAACCACTTAATAATGCAGCAGCAATATATTTTCCTGCAAATTCCCCATTATATGTAGGGGAGGTAATAGTAACAGTTGTAGCCATTTTTGTTTATTTATTAAATTTATTCAATTTTGAGAGAACTCTATCAAATGTAGTTGTTCCCTGTTTTTGTGAGTAAAGGTTTAACTCTTTATCTGCACTTGCTTCGGGGTTATGGTTTACTCTTTCAACTTCTGAAAGTTCTTCCTTAACTTCCTCAACAATATTTTCCACCGCTTCTTCAGCTAATTTATCAGCACTCATTTCTTCTTTTGGTTCAAGCATCGCTTTGATTTCCTCAACCATTTCTTTGATTTCTGATAATTCTGCTTTAGTTGCGTATTCCATTTCTTCTTCGGCTGCTTCTACTTGTTCAGCCTCTACCTCTTCTTCGGCAGGTGCTTCTTCTGCCGCTCCAATTGATGCAATGATTCCTTCTTCTTCAACAATCAATACTTGACCGTCTTCCAAAGTGTAATCTCCAACTGGTAATGCTACACGCTCATCTTCGGTAACAATGAATACTTCTTTACCTTCTGCGAACTCATCCGCTTCGATAACAGTACCATTTTCCAAATTAGCTTGTGCTAACTTAACTTCTTCCTCTTGAATAGAAAGTAGTTCTTTTGCTTTGTTTAAAATTTCTGTCGCTTTCATATATGTATACAATTATATTTTTAGTGCGTTGTTATATATTTACAATTAAATATTTAAGGTTTTGTTGTATTTTTATGCTTTTTGTTGAATAATGAACCATTCAGTTCCATTTCCCCATACTTTAATCCCCTCATAAGCTCTATTTAGGTCAAATGCACTATTATCACCGTCTATCGTTTGAGAACCGTAAGGCGTTACATTTGCGTGCGTTGAATTAGAGAATGTAGAGTCTGTAATTAAACGTTTGGCTCTGTTGAGGTTTTTAGCCAAAGTTACATCCGGCAAAGTGATAGTTGCTGTGCCATTTCCACCACTCCAAGTAATTACAATAAGTTCTGCCTCATCGTAAGAAGCATCTCCTAAGTCATAAGTGTTTCCTGCGCTTACAGTTATTGTAGTGGGTTCTAAATGGTTCACGATATAATGTTGCACATCCTGTAATGAAGTTTTTTTAGTAGTACCTGTTTGTACTATTGGTAAATCTTCACTTCCTGTAATATTTGCAGCCGTTACTGCCGTTAATTGACTTATTTTTTTGTCAGCCATTATTGATATAATTTACTGTTATCTTCTTGTATGAATTTTTCGCCTTCTTCTGTATATAAAAAAAACAAAATTCTTGTTATGTTGCCAATGCCTTGTGCTTGAAAACTTCCATCACAGCATTTTCTACTATATGTTCCATCAGGACATAAACAGGCTCTTTTGTTGCTTTTAGGGCTTGGTGCGTATCTGTCGTAATTACTCATCTAATTGTCTAAGTTTAGATTCAGCCCAAGACTTAGCACTTTTACCACCCCATAAAAGATAGGAAATATAACCACAGCTTTCTGTATCGCCTTTATCATAATAGACTTCCGCTCTACTTAGGTAGCTGAACATTCTTTTTATTGTTTCTACACTTACAGGTTTCCCTTGTGCAAGTTGGGTTGCTCTTACTTTTCCCACCTGCGTTGCACACTTGTTGTTGACTTTCTCGTTTAATTCTATTCCTCTTTTGGCGTTATTACTTACTGATTCTGGGTAGTCTGAATATGATTCCAATTCTTGACCTGAAAGTATTTGTTTTAATTCATTTACTAAATGCTCTTCTTCTTCTTCGTTCCAAGCTGATAGGTTATTAGGTTCGTTAGGTCTTTCTACCTTGTCCGCAAAATAGCCCTCAATTGAAAACCCTTTTACTTTTCCAGTTTTAACGTAGTTATTCCAAACGTCATCGTTTAGTACTTTCATTGATAACATCCAAGTTCCTAACGGCATATCCATTCCGTATATCTTAGACTTATCTTTTTCTTTGTCCTCTACAATCCAAGATTCTACCGCTACCAATCCTTGTAATGGCATTTGGTGTTCTAATGTAGATTTATTGTGGTTTCCTTTAATAAAGAACAATTCAGAGGCTTTTCTGACCGTATCTCTTGAAAAATATATATAGTATTCGTTTTCTTCGTTGGCTCGGTAAATTGGCTTATTTGGAATCAGAGCAGCACCCATCAGGATACGCTTCTCTTTGTTCACTTCGGCAAACTTGAACTCTTGGCTCTTTAATGCTACAAAGTCTTCTTCAATTGCAGGGTTCTCTACGATAGATACCGCTTCAATTCCTGATACTTCGTCATTTTCATCAATGAATAATTCTATTATGTCCATATTATTACAATAGTATTTTAGTTTATTTGTTAACCTATTGAAGCAGATTCAATGATATTTCTATCTAGTGATTGTGCCGTTGTTACATCTTGCGATACTACATAAGCCTTTACTGGTTGTTGGTCTTTATCACCCAATGCTTGTGCAATTTGACTTCCTTCTCCTGCTCCTACCACGTTAAAGGCAGGGGGTTGTGGTGCTGATGTTGCTCTTGGTGATGGTGTATTAGTTATAGTTTTTTGACCGCCAAATGATGGTGTTTTTACTGCTGTTATATTTTTTACCTGTGCTATACCACCTGCTACCGCTGCCGCTGCTGCAACCGCACCTAAAGCTGGTCCGACTATTGGAATACCTGCCAATGAAGCGAATGCGGATTGTGCTCCTTGAAAAGTGCTTATTGTGGTTTGGGCTATTGCTGCTGCTTTTCCTACCGCACTTTGTTCTCCTGCTATTGCTGCTAAATTCCCAAAAGTATCTTGAGCTAACCCTAATTTTTGGTCAGTAGTTAGTTTTTCTATTTTAAGAGATGAACCTGCTACCTGTTCTTGTGTTTTTAACAAACCTTTTAAACTAGAAGCTACATCTTCATCACTTCCTATTTGTAATTTTTTTCGTTTAGTAACAGCTCCATCTAAAATAGAAGTAATGGCGTCTTGTTGTTCAGAAAATATTTCTATTTCACTTTGTCTTTCTTGTAAAGCTAATTTTTCAGCTGCACGTTCTTCATTTAAAGCACCTATTATCTGACTTGTAACTTCTTTTTGTTTTGTTAGCTTAGCCGTCTGTAAATCTATTATATCGGCTTCTAATTGTTTTTGTTCATTTAAGTCTTCTGTTGAACTTTCAGAAAGTGAGTTTGATTGTTCTTTTATTTCTAGTCTTAACTGTGCAGCTTTTATTTCTGCATTCGTTATTTCTTCTTCAATTCTTCCCGCTTCTTTTAAAAATGCAACTCTTTGTGATGCTGTATAATTTTCTCTATCGGCTGCTTTTTCTAATAAATCTGCTCTATCCCTATTTGCTTCTGCTCTTTGTAATATTAAGCTTCTTTCTATTTTTACAAGTTCGGCTTGTTTGTCTGATAATTCGCCTTGTAATGCAATTTCTCTTTTGGTTTCTTCTCCAAAGTTTTTAATTTGGTTTGTTGCTTTCTCAAAGGATTCATTCATTAAATCCATATCTCCCGATAATAAAGCAAATAAAGCAGTTCCAAGATTATAAAATATATCGGTAACATTTCCTGCAACAACCCCTAGTTGCTTCATTAGTTTGTTTACACGATTAAAGCCTTCTTCGCTGTTTTGTAGATTTGCAACTAAAGTACCAATAGCAACAACAAAAGCCCCAATACCAGTAGCTATTAATGCTACTCTCATTGCTTTTAAACTTGTAACGGAATTTTTAATCCCACCTACTAAACTCTTGAATTTAGTTACAGCACCACCAGTTACACCATCTAACTTATCGCCTAATTCTGATGATGCTTTTGTACTTTCTTTTGTAGCTTCAATTTGTTTATCTTGCTCATCAATTACTTTTTCAAAGCCCTTTTTTACAGCATCAAGGTCTTTTATTGCAGCCCCTTGTTCAATGTCTAATTCAATGACTATCTTTTTTCCCATAACTCATATTTTAATTGTTTATACCCTTCTTTTATTGTTAAAGGAATGGAATACTTTCCTAGTGCTATTCTAGTATTCTCTTTAATATCTTTTTCTCTTTTTGCTATCTCTAGCATTTGTAATATATTTTCTATCATATACTATTTCCTGTATTATCTACTTTGACCGCTGTTGTGTCTACACGTAGGTATGGTTTATCAACTGTATCTGCAAAATCATCTTCATTTATTTTTAATTTAAAGCCTTGTACCTCATTGATTAACTCTAGTGATGATATTCCTGTTGCAAAATTTGTTTTAATTACATTTATCTTATAGAGGGTGTCATATATAACAATTCTATCCGCTAGATTTAGATTTAACAAAACCCTTAATGGTAAATATGCTTGAAAAGTGTACAGCCTTCTTCTTGAATTAAATGTGTCTGATACATAATTACTATAAAACTCACTATATAAACTTTTGGTAAATGGCTTTTGGTCTGCACCTATTGCATATTC